CTAAAGATTGGTGAAAAAGAATTAGTATTAAATACTAAAATAGAAAGTTTCAAATCTGTGAATAATCTAGCGGAAGTTGTATCGACTCCGTTAGCTTATTCAACTAACATTAAAGTTGGTGATCTTGTTATAATACACCATAATGTTTTTAGACGCTTCTATGATATTAGAGGTAATCAAAAAAACAGTAGAGCATTCTTTATGGATAACATGTATTTCTGTGACATAGATCAAATATATTTATATAAAAGTGATGTTGATTGGAAATCATTTGGTGACAGATGTTTTATAAAACCAATTAAAAATACTAGTCATCTAAGCAATGATAAAGAGAGGAAACTAATTGGTATATTGAAATACGGAAATAGTTCCTTAGAATCACTTAAAATCAACGAGGGAGACTTAGTTGGTTATACTCCAGGTGGAGAATTTGACTTTGTTGTAGAAGGACAAAGACTATATTGTATGAAATCTAATGATATTGTAATTAAATATGAATATAAAGGAAACGAAGCAGAATATAATCCTAGCTGGACACAAAGCAGTATTAGAACTAATCAAAGTAGCTGAAGAAGCTATATTAGATAATGGTGAAGATGATTTAGCTGCTGATAAATTAAAGAATGCCGCTGCTACTAAAAAACTAGCAATATTTGACGCATTTGAAATTCTTTCTAGAATAGAAGAAGAAGAGAAGATGTTAAATGATAGTGAAAAAGAAGTTAGCAATAAGGTATTTAAAGGTTTTGCGGAAGGGAGATCTAAATAATGTACGAGCAATCACTTTATAAAGTAGTACCAGATTATATAAAACCAAGTGTTATAAAACAATATAACCGTCTTAACAAATGGAAATATGGGTATAATAAAGACCATGATATGGTTGTTATTAGTAAAACTGGAAAGATTGGTGAAATATACGAAATCCAAAATCTAAGAATAGCATTACCATTAGTCGAAGATTCTTATTCAAGATCTAAGATAAAAGAAGAACAGTATTGGGAACAAATGGTTTATCCTAAAGAAATAAGTAAGATAAAAAATACTTTTGATTGGAATAAACAACCAGATGTTTTTAAAGAAAAATGGTACGATTACATAGACAACGAGTTTAAATATAGAGAAGAAGGTTTATTCTTTTATAATAATGGTAAACCAACATATATAACAGGTACACACTACATGTATCTTCAATGGAGTAAGATTGACGTTGGAGCACCTGATTTCAGGGAATCAAACAGATTATTCTTTTTATTTTGGGAAGCATGTAAAGCTGATCCTAGATGTTATGGAATGTGTTACTTAAAAAATAGACGTTCTGGATTTTCATTTATGTCATCTGCTGAATTAGTAAATATAGCAACTATGTCAAGTGATTCTAGATTTGGTATATTATCAAAATCTGGAGCAGATGCTAAAAAGATGTTTACTGACAAAGTAGTTCCAATATCAATAAATTATCCTTTCTTTTTTAAACCTATCCAAGACGGTATGGATAGACCTAAAACAGAATTAGCTTACAGAATACCAGCATCTAAACTTACTAGACGTAAATTAGATTCTAATGAGAAGTTAGAAGAATTAGATGGATTAGATACAACAATTGACTGGAAGAATACTGGAGATAATAGTTATGATGGTGAAAAATTAAAACTATTAGTACATGATGAAAGTGGTAAATGGGAAAGACCAGATAATATATTAAACAACTGGAGGGTTACTAAAACAACACTCAGATTAGGTAGTAAGGTTATTGGTAAATGTATGATGGGTTCAACATCAAACGCGTTAGATAAAGGTGGTGAAAACTTTAAGAAACTTTATGAGAATTCAGATGTTACGAAAAGAAACCGCAATGGACAGACTAGTTCAGGATTATATAGTTTGTTTATACCTATGGAATGGTCGTTCGAGGGATTCATTGATACTTATGGAGTACCTGTATTCGACACTCCGTCAAAACCAGTTATAGGTGTAGATGGTAATGAAATAGATTTAGGTGTTATAGAACATTGGCAAAATGAAGTAGATGGTTTAAAGTCAGATCAAGACAGTTTAAATGAATACTACAGACAATTTCCAAGAACAGAACAACACGCTTTTAGAGATGAATCAAAACAATCTTTATTTAATCTTACAAAGATATACGAACAGATAGATTATAATGAAGATTTAAGAAATACTGGTATTATAACCAAAGGTAGTTTTCAATGGGAAAATGGCATACAAGATACTAAAGTTATATTCTATCCAAATAAAGATGGTAGGTTTTTAATATCATGGGTTCCACCGTTACAATTACAAAACAATATAATAATAAAAAACGGTTTAAAGTATCCTGGTAATGAACACGTTGGAGCGTTTGGGTGTGACCCTTACGATATATCAGGTACTGTAGATGGTAAAGGATCTAACGGAGCATTAAGTGGATTAACTAAGTTTTCTATGGAAGATGCACCGCCAAATTCTTTTTTCTTAGAATATATAGCTAGACCACAAACTGCTGAGATATTTTTTGAAGAAGTTTTAATGGCATGTATATTCTACGGTATGCCAATACTTGCAGAGAATAATAAACCTAGATTATTATATCATTTTAAAAGAAGAGGTTATAGAGGTTTTTCAATGAATAGACCTGATAAAGTTTGGAATAATTTATCTGTAACTGAAAGAGAGATTGGTGGAATACCTAACTCTAGTGAAGATATAAAACAAGCACACGCTTCTGCTATAGAATCACATATTGAAGAATACATAGGACTAACAGAAACTGGATATGGAAACATGTATTTTAATAGAACACTTAACGACTGGGCTAGATTTAATATAAATAATAGAACAGATCATGATGCTTCTATAAGTTCTGGATTAGCTATAATGGCATGTAACAAACATAGGTATAGTCCATCTGTAAAAGTTGTTAGACAGGTTTACGATTTAGGAATAAAAAAATACGATAACAATGGTTCTTTATCAAAAATATATTAATAAATGAGTGTATATACAAATACTAATAGTGCATTTCCAAGTCAAGTTGTTAGTGACGCAGAAAAAGCTTCTGAAGAATATGGACTGCAGGTATCTAGAGCTATAGAACAAGAATGGTTTGGTAATACCAGAGCAAACAACAATAGATACGCTTCTAATTGGGTTAATTTTCACCAATTAAGATTATATGCTAGAGGAGAACAATCTGTACAAAAGTATAAAGATGAATTAGCTACTAATGGAGATATTTCATATTTAAACTTAGACTGGAGACCAGTACCTGTAATATCTAAGTTTGTTGATATTGTAGTTAATGGAATGTCGCAAAAGACTTATGATATAAAAGCTTATGCTCAAGATCCAGAATCTTTACAAGCAAGAACAGCTTACGCTCAATCAATTCTTAGGGATATGTACTCTAAGGATTCAATAAAGAAAGCAAAAGACTTAATTGGAATGGATCTTTCTAACTCACCTCTTTCTTTAGAAGAACTTCCAGAAACAAAAGAAGAATTAGACATACACATGCAATTAACCTATAAACAGTCTATTGAAATAGCTGAAGAAGAGGCAATAAACAATGTATTAGCTAATAATAAATGGGACTTAACTAGAAGAAGATTAAATTATGACTTGACTGTATTGGGAATAGCTTGTGTTAAAACTAGTTTCAATAAGAGTGAAGGCATAACAATAGACTATGTAGATCCATCTTATATTGTATACTCATACACAGAAGATCCTAATTTTGAAGATATATACTACGTAGGAGAAATAAAAGGAATTACATTATCTGAATTAAAAAAAGAATTTCCAAATATATCAGAAGAAGAATTATTGAAGATTCAGAATATGCCTGGTAATAGGCAATATGTCACTGGTTGGGGTAATTATGATGAGAATACTGTTCAAGTATTATACTTTGAGTATAAGACTTATATGAATCAAGTTTTTAAAATAAAATATGGTGATAATGGTTTAGAGAAAGTTATAGAGAAAACAGATGAATTTAATCCACCACCAAGTGATAATTTTGAAAGAGTATCTAGAACTATAGAGGTATTATACACTGGAGCAAAAATACTAGGTACAAATACTATGCTTGAATGGAAAATGTCAGAACACATGACTAGACCATTTGCAGATACTACTAAGGTAGAGATGAACTACTCTATAACTGCTCCTAGAATGTATAAAGGTAAAATTGATTCAACAGTTAACAAGATCACTGGTTTTGCTGACATGATTCAATTAACTCATTTAAAAATACAGCAAGTAATGTCTAGAATGATTCCTGATGGAGTTTTTGTAGATGTAGATGGTTTTGCTGATGTTGATCTAGGTAATGGAACTAATTATAATCCAGCAGAAGCATTAAACATGTATTTCCAAACTGGTAGTATAGTTGGTAGATCATTAACACAAGAAGGAGGATTAAACGCAGCAAAAATACCTATTCAAGAACTAACAAGTTCTTCAGGTCAAGCTAAATTAGCATCTTTAATTCAGACATATCAGTACTATTTACAAATGATAAGAGATGTTACTGGTCTTAATGAAGCTAGAGATGGAAGTATGGTTGATAAAGACACTTTAGTAGGATTACAGAAGATGGCCGCTAACGCATCAAATACAGCAACTAAGCACATATTACAATCTAGTTTATATTTGACTCTTAAAACATGCGAGAATGTGTCGTTAAGGATAGCTGATTGTTTAGATTTTCCTTTAACAGCGAATGTATTAGAACAAAGTATAAGTACTTATAATACTGCTACATTAAGAGATATAAAAAATCTTAATCTTCATGACTTTGGTATATATCTAGAATTAGAACCAGATGAAGAAGAGAAAGCAATGTTAGAACAAAACATACAAATTGCTTTACAAAATCAAAGTATAGATTTAGATGATGCCATAGATATTAGACAGATTAAAAATCTAAAAATGGCAAATCAAGTTCTTAAGTTTAGAAAAACTAAGAAACAAAAAGCTATGCAAGCTATTCAGATGGCTAATATACAAGCACAAGCTCAAGCAAATCAACAAACAGCTCAACAAGCTGCTTTATACGAGGTTCAAAAACAACAAGCATTAACTCAAGAAACTGTTAATATAGAAAGAGCAAAATCTCAATTTGAAATGGAAAGAATTCAGATGGAGACTCAATTAAAACAACAGTTAATGGAACAAGAGTTTCAATATAACATGCAACTTGCTCAATTAAAGTCAAGTGTTGAAAGTCAAAAATTACAAACAGCAGAAGATAGAAAAGATGAAAGAACAAAGATTCAAGCATCTCAACAATCTGAATTAATAAATCAAAGAAAAAATAACTCACTTCCACAAGCTTTTGAATCTTCGCAATTTGATGGTTTAGGTGGTATGGGTTTATAAAATAAGTTAACTATTTAATTATATTATATTATGTCGGAAATTATAAAACAAGAAGGTGAATTTAAAATGCCTAAACCTAAAAAACCTAGAAATCTAGGTAAAGAAGATTCAGTTGTTAAAGTAGATTTATCTACTCCAACTACAGAACAAGATATTACCAAAGTAACAATACAAACAACTAATCCAGATCCAGATGCCATTCAAATCCAAAGCACAGATGAAAGCGTGTTACGCACAGAACAATCCGAAGTGGAATTGCGAGAAATGGAACAAGGAGACCAAGGGACCATTGAAAATGTTATTGAAGAAATCACCAACGAAGAAATAGTTGTTGATATTAAAGAAGAACTTAAAGAAAGTGTTCAAGAACAAATAAATACAGGAAAACAATTACCAGAAAACATCGAAAAACTAGTTGCCTTTATGGAGGAAACTGGTGGAACTGTTGAAGATTATGTTAGATTAAATACTGACTATTCAAGTGTAGGTGAAGACGTACTGTTAAGAGAATATTATAAATCAACAAAACCTCATCTAGATCAAGAAGAAATACAATTCCTAATGGAAGATACTTTTTTCTTTGATGAGGATTTAGAAGAAGAACGAGATATTCGTAAGAAGAAACTCGCTTATAAAGAAGAGGTTGTAAAAGCTAAGAACTACTTAGAGTCAATAAAGAGTAAATATTACGAGGAGATCAAGTTGAGACCTGGTATGACTCAAGAACAAAGAGAAGTTTCTGAATTTTTTAACCGATACAAGAAGAATGAAGATGAGTCTAAAATGCGACATGAACGTTTTAAACAGGCTACTAAAAATTTATTTAACGATGATTTCAAAGGTTTTGAATACAATGTCGGAGATAAAAGATTTAGATATGGTATCCAAAACAACGAACAAGTAGCAGAGAAACAATCAGACATTAACAATTTCCTCGGGAAGTTCCTGGATAAAGAAGGAAATATTAGTGACCAAAAAAGTTATCATAAGGCTTTGTACACTGCGATGAACTCTGATAGAATCGCGCAACATTTCTATGAGCAAGGTAAAGCCGATGCTGTAAAAGAAGTTATTGCTAATTCTAAAAATCCTAGTACAAATCAACCAAGACAAGCTCCTGGTGAAGTTTTTATAAATGGATTAAGAGTTAAATCTGTTAGTGGTTTTGATTCTTCAAAATTAAAAATACAAACAAAAAAATTTAACAATTAAAATTAAGAAATTATGGCAAATGTGTCACCAAATTTCGGTTCAATTAAACCGAGTCAAAAACAACAAGCGTTAGAGTCAAATTATTTGAACTTTACGGACGGAAGTGGTAAAAACTTCTCTCAACAATATCTTCCAGAAATCTACGAAGCAGAAGTAGAACGTTACGGAAACAGAACTCTTTCTGGATTCTTACGTATGGTAGGAGCTGAAATGCCAATGTCATCTGATCAAGTTATTTGGTCTGAACAAAACAGATTACATATTGCTTACAACAACGTATCATGTACTGGTGCTGATGGTTTATCATTTGTTACTGGTGGTTCTGGTGCTGCTTTTGTTAACAACGTTATATCTATTGGGCAAACTTTAGTAGTTATGAGTCCTTCTACAGGAAAAGAACTTAAAGTTTATGTTACAGCTACATCTGCTACTGCATCTACTGGAACTGGTGGTGATACAAACCCAGCTACTTTAACAGTTAAACCATATACTCAGTTAGATTTAACTAATGGTCCTGGTAATGCTGTTAACTTTGCTAGTGCTACTGATCTTAAGATCTTTGTATATGGTTCTGAATTTAAGAAAGGTACTACAGATGCTACTTTAAACTCTGTAACTCCTTCTTTTACTCAATACAGTAACTCTCCTATTATCATCAAAGAAAGATACCAAATCTCTGGTTCTGACACTGCTCAAATTGGTTGGGTTGAAGTTGCTACTGAAGATGGTACTGGTGGTTTCTTGTGGTACTTAAAAGCTGAAGCTGAAACAAGACTTCGTTTTGAAGATTACTTGGAAATGTCTGTTATTGAAGGTGAACTTGTTTCTGGCGCTTCTACACTTACATCTGCTAATGCTCTTAAAGGAACAGAAGGTCTTTTTGCTGCTGTTAGAAGTAGAGGTAATGTTGTAAATAATTTTACTGCTGCATCAGGTCTTAGTGATTTTGATTCAATCTTGAAAAACTTAGATACTCAAGGAGCAATTGAAGAAAACATGTTCTTCTTGAACAGAGCCACTTCTCTTGACTTTGATGATATGCTTGCTTCTCTATCTTCAGGTGCTGCTGGTGGTGTAGCTTATGGATTGTTTGAAAACTCTGAGCAAATGGCATTGAACTTAGGTTTCTCTGGTTTCCGTCGTGGATCTTATGATTTCTACAAAACTGACTGGAAATATCTTAACGATGCCTCTACTCGTGGTGGTATTGCTAATACATCTATCGATGGTATCCTTATTCCCGCTGGAACATCTACAGTATATGATCAACAATTAGGTACTAATATTCGTCGTCCATTCTTACACGTTCGTTACAGAGCTAACCAAGCTGATGATCGTAAGATGAAAACTTGGATCACTGGATCTGTTGGAGGTGCTTACACTTCTGATCTTGACGCAATGCAAGTACACTTCTTGTCTGAAAGATGTCTAGTTACTCAAGCTGCTAACAATTTCGTATTGTTTACTGCTTCAGTATAAAAACCTGGTAATATTACCCCTGTTGAACTGATAGGGGTAATTATTACCTTTTAAAATAAACTATTAAATTATATTATATTATGGCGACAACGCAAAAAACAAAAGAAAAAGAATTACAAGAAGTTAACACAAATAATGTATTAACTAAAGAATATACAGAGGAAACTGTAACTAAAAAGACAGTAGAAGTTAAAGACACTAAACCTAAATGGGAAATAAAAGATAGAGTTTATATTATCACAGATAGTCATTCTCCTTTAACTTATACATTACAAGGTAAACATACGCTTAGATACCCATTGTTGTGGTTTGATAAAGAAACAGGACAACAAGAGGAACTAAGATATGCTACAAATCAAAATTCACCTTTAGTTAGTGAACAAAAAGGTCAAGTAACACTAGGTCATATCATGTTTTCAGAAGGTGTACTAAATGTACCAAAAGAAAAACAAAATCTACAGAAACTTCTTTCCATTTATCACCCAGGTCTAAATAAGAAATACATGGAATTTGATCCAACTGTAGAAGCTGAAGACGAATTGGAGGTTATAGAATTAGAAGTAGAAGCAATGAACGCTGCTTTTGATATGGATATAGATATGGCAGAAGCTATTGTAAGAGTACAAGTTGGTACTAGAGTTAATAAGATGAGTTCTAAGGAGATTAGAAGAGATTTATTGTTAATGGCTAGAAAAAATCCTAACTTATTCTTAGAATTAGCAAATGATGATAATGTACCTTTAAGAAACTTAGCTATTAGAGCTACTGAAGTTGGAATTTTAAAATTATCACAAGATCAAAGAACATTCCATTGGGGTGAAAATGATAGGAAGTTAATGACTATTCCTTTTGATGAGAATCCTTACTCAGCTATGGCAGCATTCTTTAAAACAGATGAAGGTATAGGAATCTTTAAATCTATAGAGAAAAAACTTAAATAACATGTAATACTAATACTTAGGCGGTTATTGTACTTAAAACTGCAATAATCGCCTATTTATTATAAAAAAAATAGACAAATGGCAGTAAATGTAGACGTAGTTTATAAAACAGTTTTATTAATATTAAATAAAGAACAACGCGGATATATGACTCCCGATGAGTTTAATAGGGTTGCGACTCAAGTACAATTAGAGATATTTAATGAATACTTTGAGAGTATAAACCAACAAATTAGAATACAACCAAATGACTCTGAGTACGCTGATAGAGTTAAAAATTTAGATGAAAAAATATCTATATTTCAAGAATATGGTCTAGCTACTTATGAAAATCCTTATTTTACAATACCAAATATAACAGGTACTACATTTACTGGACAACCAATTACAACTGTAGTTGGAGTTCAATTATATCCTACTTATATTGATTTTGAAGTTTTAGATGCTGGATCAACTTCTGTTTTTTTTAATGGTGTACAACAACCACAAGAAAATTGGAATATAGCTGGAACTAATTTAGTATTGACATCTCCTCCACTTAGTATATTTACTATCACTATAACTATATCTCCATTTAATTTCTATAAATTAGGTTCTGTAATATATAAAGATAGTATAGACGTTCAGTATGTTCAACCTAATGAATTGATAGATATGAATTTATCTAAACTAACAAAACCAACAACAACATTTCCCGTCTATACATATAAAGACCATAAAATATATGTAAGTCCATTAACAATACAAAATAATATATCTGTAACTTATATAAGAAAACCTTTAAATCCTTCTTGGAATTTTACATCTTCAGGATCACCTAATTATCAATATTTCTATTCAAGTTCTAATTCTGTTAATTTCGAGTTACATCCAACAGAACAAGTTAATATAATAACTAGAATATTACTTTATTCTGGTGTTATAATAAAAGATCAATCAATAGTGCAAGCTGCTGCTTCTGAGATTCAAGCAACAACTATTAACTCAAAATCATAATAATATATGGAATTTTATAATGACGGTTTAATAACTGAAAGTAATAGACAGTATTACGAAGGCGCAAAGAGTATAGTAGCTTCTTACGAACAACAAGAATTTTTTTTTACTGGTTTTGATACGCCATTAGTATGGTATACAAACAATGTGAATGATGATAGATATGATTTAAATAATTTTAAATTCTATTATAGTAATAATGGTGGAGTTACTTTTATTGATTATCCATACGGATTCACAGTAGTTAATGGTAATACAATTGTATTAACATCTTCTGCTGAAGCTGGACAAATATATTTAGTACAATTAAAAAGATTAGAAGGTGGTAAGTATGGTAGTAAAAATGCTTATGGTACTATTGTTGAAGAAAACTATGGTAGTTACTCTTATATAAAATTAGAAGATTTAATAAATAACTTTATAGTAGCATACGTAGGTGATAATAAATTAATACCAAGTATAAAAAGAACTGATGTTATATTCCATGCAAAACGTGGATTACAGGAATTTAGTTATGATACTTTAAAAAGTATAAAATCACAAGAACTTACAATACCTCCAAGTCTAAATATAATAATACCTCAAGACTACGTTAACTATGTCAAAATATCTAGAATAGATATGCATGGTGTTAAACATGTTATATATCCTGGAACCGTAAGTGGAATACCTTATACAACTCCAATACAGGATACAGAAGGCATACCAATTCAAGATACATTAGATCAAAATATTATAGGTAGTTCTTTAATAAAAGAAAGATGGGATTCTAATGGTTCTATTGAATTAATGAATGAAGTAGATTATTTTACATCTGACATGTATAATAATAACAATATGTATGGAAGATTTGGTCAAAGATATGGCATGGATACTTCTAATGCTAATGTTAATGGTACTTTCATGATGAATGAAGCAGAAGGTAAAATATCTTTTAGCAGTGGATTAGTTGGTTCATTAATTCTTTTAGAATACATATCTGATGGACTTGCTTATGATTTAGATACTAAAGTACCTAAACTAGCAGAAGAAGCTATGTACGCTCATATATTACATGCTATAATATCTTTAAGATCTAATCAACCTGAGTATTTAGTTCAAAGATTAAAACAAGAAAGATTTGCTAAACTAAGAAATACTAAAATTAGATTATCTAATATAAAAATGGAAGAGTTTACTAAAATATTAAGAGGACAATCCAAATGGATTAAACACTAAAATTAAATGGCAGAAATAAAAAATAGTTTCATTGGTTCTAAAATGAACAAGGATATAGATGATAGACTTGTAGCAAATAATGAATATAGAGAAGCCTATAATATATCAGTAGGTAAATCTGATGAAGGAAATCAAGGTACTATTCAAAATTCTTTAGGGAATAGTCTAGTTAATTTTGGTGGAGTTGAAACTGATCCTACTTTAAAATGTATAGGTTCAATAACTGACAATCAGAATAATGTAGTTTATGAATTTTTGTCAAACTATAGAGATAATTCAAACACGTTAGAACCACCAACACCTGGAGTTTATACTATGAAAATAGTTGCTAGAAACTTCAGTAAATTAACATATACTGTATTAGTACAAGGAGATTTTCTTAATTTTGCTACTAATAATATATTTAGAATAAATGGAATTAACATAGTTGAAAATCTATTATTTTGGACAGACAATAGAAATCAACCTCGTAAAATAAATATCGCATCGGCATTAAATGCTCCTGCCACTAGTTTGAATCCATATTATACTATGGAACATCAAATATCAGTAGCTAAATTTGCACCAGTAAATCCAATATCTTTATACACTAGTATTAAAACATCAATTGTTGCTGCTATAAATACAACGTCTTTCAAGGTTTTAAAATCTGCCGGTGTTAAAGTTGGTATGACTATAGTGTCAGAAACTAATGCTGGTGCTACTATAATTAGTGGTAGTGAATATATACTAGTAAGTAGTGTTGTAGATGATGCAAATCCATTGTGGAGTATTGTTACTGTATATTCTGCACCTACTGTTAGTACTGCATTCAATATAAACAATATATTAATATTCATGGTATCTACCATGTCTAATCAATCTAGTACTCCTTTTTGGCCTGGTGATCCAGATTACATGAAAAATAGATATATAAGATTTAGTTATAGATTTAGATTTGATGATGGTGAGTATTCTTTAATAGCTCCGTTTACGCAAATAGCATATATACCATTACAAAAAGGTTTCTTCATTAATGGTAACGAAACTGACGCTTATAGAAGTACTATATTAAGTTGGATGCAGAATAATATTAATAATGTAGAATTATTAATAACATTCCCAGATAATGTAATTAATTGTACTGATTCTTACAAGATAGTTGAAATAGACATACTATATAAAGAGTCTGATGCTTTAGCAGTCAAAGTATTGGATACTGTCAGTATTTTAGATGTATTATTAAAAGTGCCAATTAACAATGTATACAAGTACAAGTATCAATCTAGAAAACCATATAGAACACTACCATCTTCAGATATAACTAGAGTTTATGATAGAGTTCCTATAAGAGCATTGGCTCAAGAAGTATCCGGAAATAGATTAATATATGGTAATTTTGTTGATAAACATACAGCGCCAAATAATTTAAACTACGCAGTGGCTGTTGTTCAAAAAGACGATACAGGTAGTAGTTTTATAGAATATCCAAATCATACATTAAAACAAAAAAGAAATTATCAAGTAGGTTTTGTATTAGCAGATAAATATGGAAGAGATTCTTCCGTAATATTATCAAGTATATTAGATACAATTAATCCAGATGGAACAACAGTTTTTGGTGGTTCAACTATATTTTCCGATTATTCTAGTAATATAAGTCCAATTAACGTTAAAAATTGGTTAGGTAATACATTATCTATACAATTAAATCAGATAATAAATTCTAATAAAGATATTATTACTGGAACTCCTGGATTATATGCTGAATCTATAAGTAATGGATTTATATTAACAACATCTACAACTACAACTATAACAGATACTACATATATCTTTACTTACTTAAGTGGTACTTTGCCTGTTACTGGTAATTATTTAAGAGGAGCTTATGTTGATTACGTAAAAGTAATTTCAAGAACAAATGCAGGTTCCGTATATACAATTACTACTGATGGTAGAGTAAATGATATTTACTTAAAATCATTAGATAATTCTACTCCTGATGTTAAGTTTTCTTATAATATAAATCCATTAGGTTGGTATTCTTACAAAGTAGTTGTTAGACAAAGAGAACAAGACTATTATAATGTATATCTTCCAGGTATGTTAAATGGTTATCCTGTAAATCAAACTTCTGGTTCTCAAACTACTTATGCAGCTGGTGTACCTAGTTTAGCAAACGCTATAAATACAACTTTATTTCCAACTACAGAGTCAAATAAAACTGCAAATGTAGTATTATTAAACGATAATATAAATAAAATACCAAGAGACTTAAATGAAATAGGTCCAGATCAAAAACAATATAGAAGTAGTGTTGAATTATGGGGTAGGGTAAGTAATACAGTTGTTTCTTCAGTAGCAAGTAACGTACAATACTATCCATCTTCAAAACCAGATGTAGTTACAAGCATATCTCTTGCTAACGACTCTAATTTTCTACCAACTACGGTAACTAATCCAAGTGGTACCGCTTCTAGTAATATATACCAATTACAAAGTAATCCATCTATAGCTAGAATAAGTACTGTTAACGCTATTGGTGTAACAGCTACTTCATCTTCTACAACAAACATGGTTCCTTTCTTAAGTGTATATGAGACTAAACCTACACAATCAGATTTAGATATATTCTGGGAAACAACTACAATGGGTTTTATATCTGATATTAATGCAGACGTACTTAATGGTTTTGATGGACCAATTGGTTTATCTCCATCTGGTTTTTTAATGAATGAATGTCAAGATTATTCTTTATCAAATCCAACTACAGGTGGTTGTAATACTAAATATATAACAAATTTATTCAATCCTATAAATAATAGTGAGAGTCCAATTAGTTATGTAATATGTCCATTAAATACATTAAATCCTTTAACTGTAGTAGACGGTGGTGGTTTTAATAGAACTAGTGATTTTGGAATAGAAACAATATATAGTAGCGGTACAGTAGTTAGTGGATATAGATTATACATATCTAGTACAGGAGTTTTTAATTATAACTTTAATGCTAGTATAATAGAATCATATACATTTACAGTTAATTTCTTATATACTAATTCTGGAATAACTACTAATTATCCACTTTTAATAAATGGTAATTTAGAAAATACAGCACCAACTATAACTGGTAGTCCACCAACTGTTTTTAGTGTAACACAAGAACAGTATTCTATATATACTTTCACAGGAATAAATGGTTCTAAATCTGGTGGTAATACTGGTTTAAATTGGTCTATATCTGGAGAGAACGTAATAGGTAATATATCTATAAATCCTACTAGTGGAGAATTATACGTTATTACTCCTCTTATACCTAAAGGAACATATAATATACTAATTACACTAACAGACGCTTGGGATAATACAAATAATACGTCTTTAACTGGTTCTCTTACTGATACTTTAGCAATAACTGTTACGGTTGGTGTTGTTAGAGCTACTAATTCTAGTGGAGAATATATTGTGCCTTTAATAACACCTGATTATTATACAAATACAGCAACAGAAGGCATAACTACTGATTTAGGTGG